GTTTAGGTAGAGCTATTTTTGCAGAGCACGATATCTATTGTGGTCTACGTAACAAGCGTGAATTTTTTGCTATGAAAAACACTGGCGTGTTTGATTATGTTATTTGGGTAGATCGCAGCGACCATCTTCCTCCTGAGCCTAAAGACTCAATGAGCTTAGAACAGTGGATGGCAGATTTTGTTATTGATAATAACACAGATCTTTCTGAGTTAAAATTTAATACTTGCAACTTGATTGATTATTTAGAAACTAAAGATCGGGGATTAGATCTCCTTGACGCCAACGGACTCCCTCATCCTGGAGGACTCTTTGGCAGTTAGCACAAATTGTTTTTAGATTACTAGGACGGCAGTTGTCTAGTCTGCCGTCTATATGATACACATCAAACTGTTTTGGATTATTACTTGTAAATCCACACTTTTCGCAAATAGACTTTTTAGTATAACCTTGCTCTTGCCAGCGAGGTATACCTTTTGATTTGCCGCCGTTTCGAGCACAACTTTCACACATGCTCCTATAGAATGTTTTTCCATCCTTGTGATAGTTGATTGCCGACGGTTTTTTCTTACAATTCTTGCATAAAGGGCGCATACTAATATTTAGCTGCCCTTTTCGGTCCCTTTTTATAGGTGTTTATCCAGGGTTTTTAATGTAGATACGCTAAATACTACTAACAACAACCCATTAGGAGAACATAACATGGCTTTAGTATCACCAGGTGTACAGGTTAATGTAATCGACGAGAGTTTTTACACTCCGGCGGAACCAGGCACTGTACCAATGATTTTTGTTGCTTCTGCTAGCAATAAGCAAAATGGCAGTGGCACAGGTATTGCTCCAGGAACACTGGCAGCAAACGCAGGTAAACCTTACCTACTTACATCACAGAGAGAATTAGCAGAAACTTTCGGAGATCCAATCTTCTATACAGATTCTAATAACAATCCAATACACGGTGGTGAATTAAACGAATACGGATTGCAAGCAGCATATTCACTGCTAGGTGTAAGCAACAGAGTATATGTAACTAGAGCTGATGTAGATCTAAGCAAACTACAAGCACAGGCAGATGAGCCAACAGCAAATCCAGCAGCTGGTACATATTGGTTAGACACAGAAGCAACTAACTGGGGTATTTTCCAGTGGAATGGTGCAGCAGTAGGAACAACAGGAGCACAGAGCTTTACAGTTCAAGAACCAATTATTATTATTGAAGCAGCTCGTGTAGACGGAAACGGCTTTCCAAAGCAAAGCGAAGGCGTAGTTGGTGGTTATGCTATCAAAGCAACAACAGATGTTATCAGAGCTTACTACAGAGTTAATGCAGCAACAGCTTTAAGATTGGGAATAACAAATCAATGGGTTGAATTAGGTTCTCCAAACTGGAAAGCGGCATGGCCAGTAGCAACAGGTTCTGTAAGTTCACCGAGTGTAAGTCAATCAAACGGTGCTTCTATGACACTACAAGCAGGTAGTGGGTCTGTAATTACAATTAATGAAGACGACAGTTTAGCAGATATTGTAACCGCAGGTAATACAGCACTAGCGGGAACAGGTATCAGTCTACAGGTTGTTGACAACAAGCTTGCAATTTTCAATGATGGCTCGTCAGACGAAGTTGTAAACTTATTAGACAGCGCAGGATTAGGCGCAATACTAGGACTAACAGCTGGAGCATACAAAGCACCAGAACTACAAATCAGCAAGCATACACAAGTTCCAGAGTTTAAGACAGCAGAAGAAAATCGTCCAACTGGTTCTATTTGGGTCAAAACAACAGAACCAAATCTAGGTGCTCGTTGGAGATTTAAAGTATGGAATGACGACACAGAACTATTCGACGAAGTTGCTGCTCCACTACATGCAGACAATGCTACAGCATTATACGAACTAGATAGAACAGGCGGCGGATTTAATCTACCAAGCGGCAGTGCTTATGTTCGTACTAATGTAGAAGCAGAAGCAGAACCACACGCAGCGTTTACAATTTATGTAAGATCACGTAGCGGCGCAACTACTATTACTGGTGAGCCAAGAATAGCAGGAGCATTTACAAACTTAACGTCATATTCTTTAGATATCGCAGAAACAGATGCAGGTTCACAAACTTTTAACAGTGCAATCACAGTTTCATTTACAGGTACAGGCGCAGCAGATGACACAGAACTATTTGCAGGAGCTGTTAATGCAGCAGGTTTTGAAAATGTAAGCGCAAGTGTTGATTCACAAAACAGAATAGTAATTACACACGCACAAGGTGGTGATATTCAATTTACTAATGCATCTACAGCAATGGCAGCAGCAGGATTTAGTGTGTTTGACGCAAATAATCCAACAACTACTGCACACCTATACAGCTATAATAGTGTATTAACTGCAAGTAACTGGAGAAAAGCAAGCTACACAGCAAGTGAAAATGAGCCAGCAAGCCTAGCAGCAGACGGCGAACTATGGTATAGTTCAGTAGTCGACGAAGTTGATATAATGGTACACAATGGTACTACTTGGGTAGGTTATCAAACACTTTACAGTACAACTAATGACCAAGGTCCAATTGTAAGTGCTACAGAGCCAACTACACAATCAGACGGAGGCTCACTACAAAATAACGACCTATGGATTGACACTTCAGATATTGAAAACTATCCAACAATTTATCGTTATTCAAACGCACAGTGGACATTGGTAGACAAGACAGACCAAACTACAGAAAGTGGTGTGCTATTTGCAGATGCACGTTATGGCACAAGCGGCGGTACAGCAAGTGTTGCACCAGAAGCAACTATTATAGAATTGTTATCTAGTGATTACTTAGATCCAGATGCACCAGATCCAGCACTATATCCAAAAGGCATGCTGCTATGGAACCTACGCAGAAGCGGATTTAATGTCAAGCGTTTCGAGCGCAACTACATTGATCTAACAGCAGATAATGCTCGTAACAATGACGAAGCAATGAGCGCATATTATCCACACCGTTGGGTAACTGATTCACCTAACCAAGCAGATGGTTCAGGTAGCTTTGGACGTCTAGCACAACGCAGTGTTGTTGTTAAGCAACTACAAGCAATGGTTAACTCAAATGACGATATTAGAGACGACGAGTCAAGAGTGTTTAACGTAATGGCAACACCTGGTTATCCAGAGCTAATTGGCGAGATGATTACACTCAACTACGATAGAGGACTAAGTGCATTTATTGTAGGCGATTCACCATTCCGCTTAACACCAGATGCAACTTCACTTAACGAGTGGGGACAGAACGTTCGCTCAGCAGTTGAAGACAATGACGACGGACTAGTTAGCTTTGATGAGTACATGGGTGTTTATTACCCAGCAGGCTTTACGAGTGATAACGCAGGTAACAACGTAGTTGTTCCTCCAAGTCATATGGCACTACGTACTATTGCACTAAGTGACCAAGTTAGCTTCCCATGGTTTGCACCAGCAGGTACAAGACGTGGTGGCGTAACTAACGCTACAGCAACAGGCTACATTAACAACGAAGGCGAATTTGTAAGTGTTGCACTTAACGAAGGACAGCGTGATACACTGTACTCAAATGCAATTAACCCAATTACATTCCTAAACGGAAGTGGACTAGTTGTATTTGGTCAGAAGACTCGTGCAAGAAATGCAAGTGCGCTAGACAGAATCAACGTAGCACGTCTAGTAATTTATATGAGAAGTCAGCTAAACAAACTAGCAAAGCCATACTTGTTTGAGCCAAACGATAAGATCACACGTGATCAGATCAAGCAAGCAGCAGAAAGCTTATGTCTAGAACTAGTAGGACAAAGAGCACTTTATGATTATCTAGTTGTGTGTGACGAAACAAACAATACACCAAGTAGAATTGACCGTAATGAGCTTTATCTAGATATTGCAATTGAGCCAGTAAAAGCAGTAGAATTTATTTACATTCCGCTACGCTTGAAAAATACAGGAGAAATTGCAGGACTAGGCTAAGAAAATAGGCCCCTGAAATATGGGGCCTAAATTGGCTAAATACTTGCAACAGGAGAAATATTAAATGGCAATCTCAACACTATCAAAAATTACAGTACCACTAGCTAGCGACCAGAGTGCTACTAGCCAAGGCTTGTTAATGCCTAAGCTACAGTATCGCTTTAGAGTTTCATTAGAAAACTTTGGTGTTAGTGCTGATACTACTGAAATTACAAAACAAGTTATTGACGTAACAAGACCAAACGTAACATTTGAAGAAATCACACTAGACGTTTATAACTCAAGAAGCTATCTAGCAGGTAAGCATACTTGGGAACCAATTACACTAAACATTAGAGATGATGTAAATGGCAATGTACAAAAACTAGTGGGTGAGCAACTACAGAAGCAATTCGACTTCTTCGAGCAGTCAAGTGCAGCTTCAGGTATTGACTATAAGTTTGTTACACGTATTGAAATCTTAGACGGTGGCAACGGTGCAAACGAAGTAGGTGTACTAGAAACTTGGGAGTGCTATGGTTGTATGCTACAAAATGCAAACTATAACACACTAAACTATGCAACTAATGATGCTGTTACAATCGCACTAAGTATCCGTTATGATAATGCAATCCAAACACCACAAGGTACAGGAGTTGGTACAGCAGTAGGACGTACAGTTAATACTCTAGTAACAGGTGGCGGCGGCGCTGCTTAATCTTAAAAATTAGATTGCCGATACGAAAGGGAGCCTTTGAGCTCCCTTTTTTTATTATATACGCAGTTAATTAAATAAGATAAATATTATTATGGCAAACAAACTAAACGGCTTCTTAGATAACTTTTTTAATGCTGCATTAAACCCTAAAGGTAACGTAGGGGATTTTGCGCATGCGTCTCGTCTATACGTAGACAGTGCTTTTAGACTTGCACCAAAAGTTAAATTTCTTTATTTTGTAAATTTTAATTTTACAGACGAAGCACTTCGTACGATGAAAAAACTTGATCAACGTCATCGTGCAGAACTTAACATGCTTGTAAAACAAGTCGATCTGCCACAATATAGAGCAAGTGTTGATGTCAAGAATCAATACAATCGCAAAAAGAATGTGCAAACAAGAGTTGATTATCAGCCCATACAAATGCGCATGCACGACGATAATATCGGTATTACTACTATGCTTATGGAAGCATATTACAAATATTATTTTAGAGACAGCAGTATCAGTAACATAGGCGATACATTTGATGCAAGGGGCAGTTATTCTCCTATTACTAAAGGACTACGCTACGGTTTAGATACAGAACGCAGAGCGCCGTTTTTTAGAGATATTAAACTTTATCAATTTAGTAGACAAGAATACACAGAATATACACTTATTAATCCTATTGTTGAACAATGGGGTCATGATACTATGGATCAAACAGATGGAACTGGAGTTGCAGAAAATGCAATGACACTGTCTTATGAAAATGTTCTATATAATAGAGGTGCCGTAGGTGAAGATTCACCTGCAACTTTTGCTACTAGCCATTATGATAAAACACCTAGCCCATTAGGTGCAAGTGGCGGTGGAGTTAGCAATTTATTCGGTGCAGGCGGGGTACTAGACGGAGCAAGTAGTGTATTAGGTGATCTTGCAAGTGGCAATGCAAATCTAGGTACTCTTATTACTGCTATAAACACTGGTAGAAATGCTGGCAATTTAAGTTTAAACAGTATTGTTAATCAAGGAGTCGGTTTATTAGAAGGCGGTCTAGTAAATGCATTAAATAGGAGTGCAAGCGGTGTACCTGGAACTAGTTTTCCAAAACGTAGTGGACTAGGAGGTAATGCTAGTAAAACAACAGCATCTGCATTGCCAGAAGTAGGCGGCAGAAGTGCCCGTGCAGCAAAAGTAGCTGCTGCTAGAGCTGCAAATAATATTGGTTTAGATGGAACTTAAAAATGGCAAGTAATACAACTAATTTACCTCCAGTAGGAAAAACCCAACAAGCAGATGGCGTAGTACGTCAATTTTTCGATGCTTACTTCGAAAAACCTTTAGAATTTTCAGCAAATGAAGTAGACAGTGTAATAAACTTTTTTACAAAAAGAAACTTTGATGAAAATGCAGCAAGAAGCACTAGTGCTGCTCTACTTAGACAAGCAAAAATTGATCAAGTACCTATCTTTAAAGTTCTTGATACCCTTAAAGGTCTAGACGATGTGCAGCTAAGTACTGTTGTAGCAGAAGTACTAAACTATAGCCGCCAGAAAACTAGCACATTAGGTTTTACGATTGTAGAAGAAGAAAATTTATACGAAACAAGAAATATAGAACCGAAACCTAGAACAAATGTGTAAAGTGCTAATATGGAAAAAGAATACGCAGTAATTGTAAATAAAGGCATTGACTTAGAAGCATTTGATGCAGAACTTGCAGCGTCAACCGGCGATGATGCTATACCTAATAGATCTGTTGAGATAGCCAATGCGAGACTAGGTTCAAGACGCATGACACATTGGATGCTTACTGATGAAGAAGCAGAAGCATTGCGTAAAGACCCGAGAGTGTTTGCTGTAGAAATTCCTCCAGATCAGCGTGACGATATTCAGATAGGTTTAAGAGCTAGTCAAGCAGGATCGTACTATAGAGGGTTTAATGACTCGTCAGACGTAAATTGGGGGTTAAGACGAGTTAACGAGAACACAAACA